CCGGGCAATGATGCTGAACCGGCTGTCGCTAGCGGACACGTTGGTGCCGTTCTTGCGGAGCCAGACGTTGATGTCGTGAATCGAGTTGTCTGTATTGCTGAATTGAATCGAGAACGTGATGCTATAAATGCCCGGATGATCGAAGGTGATCCGCTCGTTTGAGATGATCTTGGTGCCACGGCTTGCCGTGTCAACTTGCCGCAGCTTGATCGCATAGGCCGTGTTAGCCAGCGCCGCCACCTGCGACGTTTCATCCCAAAACGATCCCCAATAGCCCGGGTTGCCGAAGTAGGGCAGGACAGACCATGCGGTGCGGCCATCACCGATCTTGAGGTTCTCGGTGTCGTTCTCAATGCCAGGCTCACCAGCCAGCAGCACTGGATTAGTTGCCGTCCACTGGCTGCTGGTGTTGACTTTCAAGGGACCGCTCATGTCTTTTGCAGTGCGATCTGAACAAACTTGCCATCGTCGATCAACATGGTCTCGCGCACGGTGTAGGCCACGCTGTCAACCGTGATCGCGTTACCGCGGATCAAGGTGCCGAAATTAGATGCGCGCGCAGTCAGCGTGTAGTCAGTGCTGAGCACCATGCCATCGCTCAGGATCTGGCTCGGCATGTCGAGGATGCCATTAGCAGTAACGGCGCCAGCTGTGCAGCTGACGCCGAAGTCTGCCAGGAAGATGTCCAAATCTTCCGTGATCGCCATCAGCTGTACTTCTTGGAGCCGAGGCCGACAATCGTCACAGCGCCAGCACCAGTGCCGCCTGCAACCGTTACCACTGCCTTGATGTACCGCTTAATATCGTCAGCGTTGACCGAGATCTTCTGAACCGATGCGGTGTTGGCAGCAGTGATGGTGAACGCGCCACCGGTCACATCGGTGTAGGTCCCACCTGATGTATCGGAAGCGGTCAGCTTACCCAGGTAGGTAATGCTGGCGCCGCCTGCTTCAGCGCAAAGAATGACGGCAATGTCGCCTTCATAATCCACCAGGTCGATGGCGGTGCTGGCGGTGACAGTAGCTGTCACCACATCATTGGGCAGGAAGTTGAGGACCTCAGTTTTGGTCCCAAGATTCTGAATGGTCATGGCTTAGTCCTCCGTCTAGGGGGTTGGGGTTTTGATGCAGGCTCAGGCGTGATTGCCTCAACCGTTTCGACTGCCGCCTTGACAGTCTCGATTGCCTTGCCGATGCCGATCAACAGCCTGGCGTCAGGGGAGGAGGCCTCGACGACCTCCCCCATCCGAACCACCTGGCCCGCCAGCATTGTTTGCCGTAGGACCTGGATCAACATTAGAGGGTGTTGTTGCCGCGGCTGAAGGACTCAGGATGGCGAACAGCGATGTCCACATCCTGCATTGCAACCACGCGAACAGTGCCCGAGGTGCTGTTGGTGTAGGGATCCACCATCAGATCGAGACCGGAGAAGTAGCCGATGATCAGGTCGGCAAAGTTGCCAAACCACAGATCATTAGAGGCCACCTGATTGGAAAGCACGCCGCGGTAGCCATTGACCTCGCCGTTCTCCATGATGAAGATGCCGGAGCCGGCGTCCTTCTTCGTGGTTTTCAGATTGCCGCGCATGGCGGCGTTCATCAGGTAGACGGGGCTGCCAAGCAGTGCGTTGGCGGTTGCCACATCACTCTCAAGTGCCACCACCTCAGCGAAGGTAGGAGCGTCAGCAGCGAAGTCTTCGGTGCCGATGCCGGTGGTCAGCTTGAGGCCCAGGGGCTCGCTGTTTGAGCCGGTGCCGTAAAGGCCAGCCAGGTCGATCTTGAGTGCCAGCACGCGTGCCAGGTCGGAGCGGACCATGTTCTCCACGTCAATGGAGGACTGGATCATCAGGCGGCGGCTGTAATCAGTGAAAGCAGCAACCGTTTTGGGGGTCAGGCTGACCTGATCCACGGTCTGCTGCGACTCGGTAGGAGCGCCGCTCTCAGCCACCCAGTAGGCGGTGCCAGCGCCGGATTGGCGGGGGATGGCGACGTTGCCGGTCAGACCGGTAAGCACGGTGGCGCCAGCTTGATCCAGAGCCGAAGCGTTGCGCAGCAGGTCGATGAAGCTGCCAGCGTCGAGCATGGTCTCGACCAGGTTGCCGCCAGCGGTGGCAGTGCCGACGTTCAGGTCACGACGCAGCACGTCCTGGGGGATCGTGATGCCACGGGACTGACGGCCGAGCTTGGCAGCAGCAGCATCAGATGCTTCGATCTCGAACGCAGCAGCCTCACGGGCCGAACGGTCGGTCGGGTTGGACAGGTAGTTGATGGCACGGAGGAAGGAGAAGCTGCGGGCTTCCTTCACGGTCATGCCGAGATCGGCGGCGCTCATGTTCACGGTCTCCTGGGGAATGTTCATTTTGTCAAGAACAGCAGCCCGTGCCTCGTCGATTGAACGACCAGACTCGACCAGCTGGCGGCCCAGCTCGCCCATTTTGTGCTTGTCGCACAGGGCAGAGATTTCAGCAATGCGGGAGCGCTCAGCCTCAACGGCTTCGGCCCGCACCACGGCCAGATCGGTGGCGTTGGTTTCCATTGAAGGAAGGGGATCAGGGGATGGTGCTGCCGAAGCAGCGGGTTCTGTGGGCGTCAAAGCGCGCCCGATGCCCACGGTTTTGTCAGCAGGAACGCTGACGATCGACACCTCGTAAGGTGCCCAGGCAGTGGCGACAAAGTCACCGCTGCCGCGCTCCTCCATTTTGTCGATGGAGTAGCCAAAAGACACGTTCCGTAGAACGCCGTCCTTCACGTCGCTCAAGATTTCCTGAGCGAACGGGTTGCGGCTGAACCGCACCCGCGCATAGCCGCGCCGTCCTTTGCTGTCGATCCTTGCGCCCTCAACCACACCGATCACACGGTCTGGGTTGTGGTTGAACAGCAGGGGCGCGCCATCGTTCAGACGGCTCAGGTCGGCCGCGTTGGCCTCATGGCTCAGGATCTCGTTGCCGAAGTACCGAGCAACGGGGAACTCAGAGCTAAACGGGAACTCATAGGTGCGATCCTCCACCTCGTCGAAGGTGGTCAGTTCGGCGCGTTGATACTTGCCAATGCCCGGCATGGCCCGCAGTGCGTCGATCTTGGACAACGTCGAGAACTTGTGCCCAACCAGCACCTCGGTCGGCTCCCAGCCTTCATCGCCTTCGCTGTAGATGCGGATCAGTGCAGCCGGATCCTCAGAGGTGGCGTCGATGCTGAACTCGGTCCCGGGAACACCAAGCGTACCCTCGCGCATCACGTGCTCGATTCGGCCGCGAGCAGTGCCGCCGCTGCTGTCCCATTGCACAAAGTCACCCTCGGATAGGTCCCCTGGTTCGGCACGTTCGCCGTCGCCTGTTGCCTCTTCAAACATGATCGGATTGAAGTCATGCTCGCCCAGCCAGTTGCGCGCCTCGGCTGGCGTGTATTGCGCGCTGCTAAATCGGATCGCCTGGATCTCGCTTTCGCCTCCCTTGATGCCATAGATGAAGTCAATGCCCGGACCGCCGGCACCATTTTCGCGGCGAAGCGAATCGTACTGATCGGGATCCGTCAGTCTTGCAGCGTGCTCATTCGGATAGGGGCGCTCCATCTCCATAGCGCTTCTGTCTTGTAGTGCCTTGATTCTATCGGCCTTGCCATTAGACCAGCTCTGGCCAGCATCGCCACCCCATGCCGCCCATGCCACACGGCCCGGCGATGGGTAGCCATCCTCGTCAGGGCTGAAGCCTTCGCCCTGCTTGTCCACCTCATGCCGCGCAAACCACGCCGCCATCGTGATCACGATCTCGGGTGATAGCTAATCACCCGACAGGATCTGGCTCGCCCGCGTCGCTGCCACCTCGGTGCCACCCGGCTCGCCATCAGCCTTCCATTCGCGGTAGCGCTCCGCCTCCGTGCGCATCCCATCGGTAGGCATCAGGTCGATCTCGGTGCCGTTGACGTTCGCCATCAATCCTCTGGATCCTCCAGCGGGTCCTCGAGCACCGATAGCTCCTCGTACTCCTCCTCCTCCATTGGTGATTCGGTATCACCAAACGCAGGCTCGGCGCCCATTTGCATGAATGCCTGTGACGCGCCGCTACCGTTCACCTCACTCGGGTCGGTGTCAAGCACGATGTCCATCTCATCCAGCTTGGCCAGTTCTGACTGACGCTGTGCGAGCACATCATCCAGATCGCCGCCCTGCTCGCTGATCACCTGGGCCAGCGTCTTGAAGCCACACCTCACGGCCGCCTTGTAGGCATCCACCTCGCGCTGCGGATCCACCCACTCCCAACTCCTTGGCACCCACTTACTGGCCCGGTAGCGGTCGGGGTTGGTTTCATAGCCCGGCAACCTCAGCGCACCGCCGAGCACCGCCATCTCGAGCCATGCCTCAAACACCGGCTGGTGGAAGTTCTCGATCATGTAACGCTGCAGCACCCGATAGGTGTCGCGCTCCTCGAGCAGGCTCAGCCGGCTGCTGCTGTAGTTGCTCTCGCTGAAGTTCTTGCTGATGCTCTCGAAGCTCACGCCCACGCCAGCCGCCACGGCACGCAGCATCGACCGCGTGAACGGTTCAAGCTGGCCATCAGGTGAGTTCAGATCCGGCACAGTCACGCTCTCGCCTGGCGCCAGATACTTGAACACGCCTGGCGTGAACTCACTCACGCGCTCGCCTTCGTAGATCTCATCACCAACCAGCTCGCCCTCCGGCGATTGGATGAACCCCATCAGCGCGCTGCTCGCCCGCGCCCGTACCACCTCGGCTTCCTCGTAGCCCTGCAGCATGTGAAGCCGCATCAATGCCGACGCGAACCACGTCACGCCCCTGGTCTGGCCCGGCCGCTCAGGCAGGAACAGATGGATCACCTCATCAGCAGGAACCCGGATTCGCCGGCCATTGGTCCGCGGGTTGCCCGCATAGGTGTCGCCCGGATGGTTGGCATAGAAGTGGTAAGCCTGCGGCCGCAGGTAGCCATCCACCTCGATGCCCATCCGAACCGTGTTGCCGTCCGCCGCCTGCGGCACGTCATCGTCGATCAGATAATCCGCCTCCAGGATCTGCAGCGCAAACGGCACCTGCGAATCACCGAACGGTCTGCGGATCATCCGAACAAACACCTCACCAGACTCCGCCATGCTGCGCGCCAGCAGCCGCTCAATGTCATGGAAGCCCAGCAGCCCGCTCACATCACAGCGGCTCTTGTGCATCCACCGCTCCCATTGCTCGTGGATCTGGCCGTTGATCACCTCATCCAGCCGTCCACCGCGCAGCATCTTCACCTGACCTTGATGCCGGATGCCGTGCCCGATCACGTTGTTCTGAATCGCGCGCACTGCCTGCCTGGCGTAGTCATTGTCCCGCACCAGTTGCCGCGCACGGTTGCGCAGTGACTTAAAACTGGACTTGATCTCGCTGTCGGCGCTGGTGCCACTCGTCACCCAGTCCGCCGTAAGTCGGCTCACCCGTGCGCCCTGATACGTCCGACGCTTTGGCCGCAATGGCTCAAACCCCATCGCCCGGAACAGTTGCGTGCGCAATCCCATCAGAACCTCACGAACAGGTTGTGGGGGTTGCCGAGCCCATTGGCGATCAGGTCCGCCATCTGCTCACGCTTCACCTCAGCCTTGAGCTTACCCTCGAGCTGCAGCAAATCCGCCATGTCGTACTTCTTGAGGCTGCGGTTGCCGATCGTGTACTCCTTCGCAACACCACCCGCCACGATCGAGCGGATCGCTGCCTGCACCGCGTCAAGGTCCTGCTGTGCCTGCGACCGGCCATCAACCGCACCAGGTGTGCCGCTATAGCTCAGGCTCCGCAGCACAGTCAGCTGACCCGAGCCCATCGTCACTGTGCTGCCAGTCTTGGTCGCGACTGCCTGCCAGAACCATGTCCCAGCATCGAACCCCGTGCTCGTGCCCGCGGCGATCGTGAACTCCCACCCGGTCCCGTAGGCAGTGCCGACCACCGTCGAGCCTTCGCTTGCCGTGTTCGTCCTCAGGTAGTACGTCAGCACATAGTCAGAACTGC